CAATAATGTTGAAGCTTACAATTTAACTACCGGAGGCTTTTGTTTTGTACCGAACACCGCAATCACAACTGGTAGATACTGGCAGTATGTTGAGTCGGTCAACGGATTTCAGTTGAAGTCATACGATGCAAGCAATAACAATATAACAACCCAAGCATCGGTCTCCCTTGCAGGAAACTACAAGATTACGTTCAGCATCATGAACTCGACAGATGGCGAGGTGTATGTCAATAACTCAGGAGGCACGTTCTACACGGCTAACGGCAACGGAGACTACACGGTGTACTACACGCACAACGTAGCGACTGGTCCTCTGAGCTTCACGAGCAATTCATTGTTCGATGGAATCATCTACGATATCGTCATCGAGGAGATGTGCTATGCGCATACCTTTGAAGTGCTTGACAAGAATCAGAATGTAATCAGTAAGCCATACGATTCAAGTGACCTGACTCATCCTATCACATACTACCAAGACCGGATGATATGGAAGTTCAGCCTTGATGATCTCATCGACCCTGATGGGTATCCATTAGTGATTGAGGACGGATGCTACTACCTGCGTGTCACGGACTGCTGCACATCGGAATCTACTATTAGCACGAACTTCATTAACTACTCGACAACTGGGTGGGATTGCTCATTCTGGGTAGAGGGCAACAATGATGGTTTCGCCTTCGGGTTCTTCTTCAGTGACCCAAGCACTGCCACTACCTTCAAACTCGTCCAACGCCTGAGAGTGCTTCAATTCAATCCAATATACCCAGCATTGAGCGAGGAGTATCTGTTCAGCAACGGAGGACGGAGTAGGAGCTTTGCTCAGAGCAGCAAGATTCGCACTGCATGGTTCGACTATGTCGACGAATTGACTCACGATGTGATACGCTTGCAGATTCTCAGCGATACGCTGACCATTAACAATTCAGACTACTTCTGCGTGGCAGAGGACTACGAGCCTGAGTGGGGGCAGAACGGCAAGTACAACCTTGCCCAGAGTCGGGTGAATTTGATTGATGTGAACGAACCAACGCTATACAATAAATCGTGCTAAGAGGAATAATCACAATGGCTTTGAAGCATAGCTTGTATGGCAGATACGCCTACAACTTAGCTCTGAGCATCAAGTCAGCCGACCCTACGCAGCAGGTGTGCGTGATTGCCGATGATGTCGGAATCAGCCATCTGCACGAAGGTCAGCGAATGATATTCGACAAGATCATCAAGCCTCCTGCCCAGTGCTATATGCGAGATGATAAGACTGTGCCATTGGTATGCAAGTTCTACCTGAATGAGTTGACACCATACGAACAGACACTATTTGTGGATGCAGACATGATATTCAGCCCATTGGCTAAGTTCAATGACTTTTGGCGTGAGATGGCAAGGGTAGAGTGGACTATGGCGAACAGAGGAAAGAACGATCCCGACAAGGGCATCTCAGAATGGGTGAACGCAGACAAGCTGAAGGAAGCCTATGATGATATCACGCAGTGGGTGGACCTATCGAGTGAGTGGATTTGCTGGAAGAAATCCGACCTTTCAGATAGTATATTTGTAAGAGCAAGGCAATACTATGACGAAGGCAAGCTGACCACTCGCAGCTTCGCAGGAGACAAGCCTGATGAGCCATTCTTCAACCTTGCTTTAAATAGTGTCGGGCATCAGCCTCACTTGATGCCATATCAGCCAACGTACTGGCAGCCTGCGGTCAAGAAGTTCATGTCTGCGGTTGAGATTAAAAAGCAATACCTCGCCTTCTCTGTCGGAGGGCGAATGATACCCAAGCAGCAGCAAGTCATCTATGACGAGTTCTGCAAGAACGCATCCTACCGGATGAATATGCCGACCCTCAAGGTAACACATAAGATGAATTCCTTACCCGAAAGAACCGTTATCTAATGCCAGCAGTTTCCCCATCGTTCCTCGAACCGTACCTGATGCAAGGTCTTCGCCATGAGGACTACGAAGATGCAGTTGAAATGTACGAAGAGCTGGAGACCCATGCAGATGGTGAGTATCCCGGTGAGCTTATAGACCAGCGCAGACCTGCCGAGAGTGACGAGATTAAGCACTACCGGAAGAAGATATTTGTGCCTATCACGAAGCCAGTCTTCACAAAGGTCTATAACTCGCTGATGAAGATTCGCAAGAGTCAGGACTGGATGATATCATTCCCGAATGAACTCCCTGCGGTCATTGCTGAAGACGAGAGTCCTGAGAAGTATCTCATGTACAAGATGCCTCGCAACGGCAGTATCACGAATTGGATGTTTGGAGTCTGCTTCAAGCAGTACCTGATTGATGCCAATGCTGCGGTCTTGACTCTGCCGACTAACTGGGAGAAGCAAGACAATCAATACTACGAGCCGTACCCGATGATCTTCAATAGTGAAGATGTGCTTGACTACAAGGAAGGCTTGTACTACTTGCTCAAGGAACACGATGAGGACAAGTATTGGGTGATTCAACCTGACATCATTCAGATATTTGAGGTCAAGGACTACGCAGTACGTGAGGTGTTTCAGATGCCGAATACGTTGGGATACATCCCAGTGCGCCATCTCTACGGCATGATCATCGAGAACTACAAGGATCGTGCATTGTATGAGTCACGCATCAGTGGTATTGTGCCTAAGATGAACGAGGCTCTGCGTGAGTACAGTGACTTGCAGGCAGAAATCGTGCAGCACATACATTCGACCATGTGGTCGATGCAACCACAACAGTGTGGACGATGCAAGGGTCTCGGAGAAATTCCAAAGGAGAATTCAGCACCAATCAAATGTCCGTCTTGTTCAGGAAAAGGACTACTGCCACTCAATCCATTTGAGCATCTTGTATTGCCTGCACCAAGACCGGGAGAGCCTGCCATACCTACTCCTCCCATCGGCTACGTGCAGAAGCAGACAGATATCGCAAAGCTTCAAGAGGAGCGCATTCGCCAGCACATCTATGATGCTCTGAGTGCTATCAACATGGAGTTCCTTGCTGATACACCATTGAGTCAGTCAGGTGTTGCCAAGCAGGTGGACCGTGAGGAGTTGTACTCATTCGTGCATAGCATCGCAGAGGACGTTGTTCGTATCATGGACGAAATCATCTACGATATCTGTGCATGGAGATATTCAGGAGTGACCAGCGACATCCGTGCGCTGCTCCCATATATACCAGTGCCTGAGAGGTTCGATATGCTATCGGGGAAGGTACTTGTGGATGAGTTGACGAGCATGGTGAATGCAAAGGTTGACCCAGCAATCATCAACGCTGCGCAGATAGAACTCGCAGGAAAGAAGTTCAACGATTCAGATGTGAAGGACTTAGTGGTACTCAAGCTGAAGCTTGACCCATTCGCAGGAGTGCCGGAGGAGAACATCAGTCTGCAACGTACATTCAATGCAGTCCGTCAGAATGATCTTGTGATTCATAGCAACATCAATCAGTTCGTCACACGAGCGATTGATGAATATGATGAGTTTGCGAATATGTCTTACAATGATCAAATGAAAGTGATGAATGAATATGCAGAGGACTTGAACAAGCCTCGCACAATTGTTCGTGGTGTTTCTGTTCAGAATGATTCTGAAACATCGCCACAGATTGACCAAAAGAGACTTGAGGCACAAGCTTCCTTGAAGGGAACAGTTGGTGGTGTTCAAGGTATTTTGGAGATTCAGAGGTCAGTATCTACTGGTATTACAGATAGAGATGCAGCGATAGCATTACTTGTTGAGATATATGGATTCACTAACGAGCAAGCGAGCAACATCATCGGTAATCCTAAACCTATAGCTGACATTGCTAACGAAAATATCAATGTAAGTACAACAGTGTAATGGCTACCCAAGCACAAATCATAGAGAAAATCACTGAGCTGATTGAGATGCGAGTATCTCAGTGGGCAGAGCGTATGCCTACGATTCAACGGCAGTCCTATGATGTTGTGCTGAACCTGACCGCAGACCTGGACACGGATGCAGACGGCAAGATAAAGCCGACTGCCAAGAATATCAGGACCATTGCACGTATCAAGGACGAGCTGAACCGGGTCATATTCGACAAGAAATACCAAGAGGACCTCGACTTATTGCTGGAGGACTATGATGAACTCACCAAGCTTCAGAACCAATACTTCACCGCAACAGTAGGCAAGTTCAAAGTGCCGAGCGTGATGGAGCAGATTCAGTCGCTTGCAAAGGAAGCCGTAGTCGAGCAGCTTGGTCAGGATGCGATAGGGGTCAATTTCGTGGACCCAGTGAAGGACATACTGGTCAAGAACGTGACAACTGGTGGTAGCCGTGCAGAATTCATCGAGCAGGTTCGTGAGTTCATGCTCGACACCGATGCTGGCGATGGCAAGCTTGTCAAGTACACCAAGCAGATTGTCACCGACTCGCTCAACCAATACTCAGCCAACTACAACGCAGTCCTGACGGATGATCTTGGCTTGGTGTGGTATAAGTACGATGGAAGCCTTCAGGATAGCAGCCGACCTCTCTGCAATGCTTTAATAAAAGCAAAGCGTTCAGGGTGCATGGAGTACATCCACCGCAGCCAGCTTGAAGATATCGTGAATGGCTACGTATGTGGGGAACGAGTGCCAATCTATGAGAAGACTGGACTGTACCCGGTTAGTGCAGCGGTAGTGCCTAAAAAACTGCGTGACGAATTCGCTAATTTGTAATGTATATTTGTAAAGTATGGATCAGAAATTCTGTAAAGTAATGCGAGATGGCAAGGAGTGGTTTCAATTCCCTGCATCAAATGAGAATGAAGTCAGGATAATGTTGATGAAGCAAGGCATCGATGGTGTCTGCGACATCCTGCCAGTCAATTCTGAGATGAAAGTCATCAAGGAGACTGTGATTGATATGAGTAAAACCAAGCCGAGCAAATCGGAAAAACAAATATGAATTTAGCTGAATTTATCCAATCAATTGCTGACCGTGTAGGCATCGACAACGCTGACGAATCATTGAAGTCGGTTGTCACAAATCCTGCGCTTTCCAGTGTGCAAGTTCCGTCTACTATTGCCTCTGCCATGCAGAGCAAATTGATGACTGAGGACGAGGCAAAGTACAATCCAGTGGTGAAGAAACACTTCACGGCTACTGCTTTGTCGACTATTGACACGAAAATCAAAGACGTACTTGAGTCCTATGAGTTCGATGACGAAACCAAGTCAGCAATTCTTGGCGAGCAATCTACTTACAACCGTATACCGTTACTGGCGAAGGCTATCTCGGATGCACGAGAGAGAGCGATTACTGCGACTGGAGGCGAGAAGAAGGCGTTGGTTGATAAAATCAACGAACTCACTTCACTCTACAATGCAGAGAAAGAAGCTCGCAAGAAGGATGTTGAGAGCGTCAATTCACAGTGGCAGTCCCAGTTGACCGACAAGGAACTGCAAGGTATGTTCGGTAGTTACAACTATGCGCTCGACCTCGATAAAGATGTGACCATTGCAACTGCTCGCAATCTTTGGGAGAAGAAACTGCGTGAAAAGGGAGGCAAGTATCAGTACACTGCTGACGGCTTGAAACTGGTCAACGCAGAAGCACCTGACCTGCCATTCACTATCGACAACAAGCAGATAGACATAAAGACATTTACGGAGTCCGTGCTGGCGGAGGCGAAGCTGCTAAAGGTGAACAACCAAGCACCTGCGCCCACGCCTGCCGGAGTACCGACACCCACACCGCTGCCGAACAAGCCAGTATCGCCTGCTGCCAAGACTCAAATCAGCAAGGCACTGGCAGACTTCCGTGCAGGTTCACAAC